AGTCTATGAGATTGTTGTAGAGGTATGATTTCAAATCTCTAGCAGAATTATTCCAATTTACAATAGGTCGATTATTTTGTAATTGACGAGCTATCAATCCTTGCCCAAAATTAGTAACAAGATATTCAGTTTGATTCACGCTCGGCCTAACCCACAATGGTGTGTAATCGTCGTGCAAATTCTGGTCACTTCTTACCGGTAAGGGATGATTAACTTTTGTAAGTGTAAAATCATCAACTTCAAAATTGTTGATATTCATGAACCAACATTGGTCGTCAAGATATAACAGTTGCTCTGGGTGCCAAATTAAATGAGCAATCAAACCATAGTGTGGATACTGATCAACTAGTTGTTTCCATTGTACCCAATCAGTGATTATGGTTCCGCTTTTGACAAAAAGAGCCTGAGTGTGGCCTTGTTGTTTGACCCAGGTAAATCCTTCTGTCCACTCTTTGCAAATAAAAATTTGCTGGTTGGTGTTGTTACCAAACGTGTCAAACTTTATGGTTGCTAAAGTTTGATTTCTGTCGGGTCCATCTTTAATAATTACTGGCCAGGTCATTACAGGGTAATCTTGGTTGGAATCAAATTATTTTTTAATTGCTTTTTTAATAAAGCAGTCTGAGTTGTTTTTCCGAATACACTGACTCCAAAAATATCGTCAATAGTCCACTTGGATATATTCCAGTGTGCTGTCCACCCGGTTTGATAAGTTTTCCACCAGGTTGCAAAGTTGTTACACTGTATATCTTTCAATGTATCTATATCTTTAAGTGCTATATGTATGTTTGGTCTAAGTTTTAACCACGGTTTGGCCAATTGACACATCCGTTGCAGGTCATTGGGTTCGTTATTTTCCCAATAGTGGTAAGGAGTTTTGCCTAACTCGGCCCATCGCACGTATATGTCTCCAGCACAAATTTTTGTTGTGGTATTAAGTAACCAAATTGGATCCATGGGTTTTTCTAACAATCCAGATTTTTCTCGATAATCTATGCACAAAAATTCCTTAGGTGGATAGTTATAGTACTCGCACAAATGAATATGTTCATGAAAGTCTAGCCAGACTGGATTACCGTTATAATTGTCTTCGTAAATTTTGTGTATGCTATTAAAATAGTCTTGGTCACGGTTGATACATTTTGCGGTATCAATATCAATTGATAAGTTTTGTGCATAATGCACCAAGTGATCGACCATTTCTGAGTAAGTTAAATTTTCCTTGTAACAAGGATTGTCCCATGGTCGCCACGGAATTGGCACTTTTGAAAGATTCTTATAAATTTTTTGATACATTAGTCCCAAAGGACTATCGTCTATGTGAAAATCAATAGCTTCATTGTTTGAAAACAATAATTTCATAAGTTATTTATTGAAGCCTTTTGCTAATATTAAAAAAACAGGCACCTAAGTGCCTGTGTAAAATGGACAGTATTAATACTGTCCAGGAGCTACTGTTTATGCATTGTTCATACATGTTGATGCCGCAAGTGCCTTCCAGTTGGTTGCACTAACCTTGGTCAAGTCTGCAATCTTGAGTGCCATGCGCAGGCTCATTTCTCTCAGGCGATTCTTGTTCTGGTCCATGAATGCCAAGATCTCTTCACCTTGTTCAGGTGTAAAATCATAGTCCTGGAACAGGTCGCCCTTGCGGAAGATCTGTTTGATACGCAAGAAACGGTCACGTTGTGTGTTCAAAGTAAGATCAAGAAAGTGACACCGACTCTGTAAGGCCGCCAAGTGGTCTTGTAGCTTCTTGCTTTTGAGATTCTGGAACTGCAAGTTGGTGATAAAGATACAGGCACCCTTGAAGTCAAAACAGTCAGGAACACCTTCACGTCTTAGCATGGCACTATCGCTGTTCCAGTAGATTCTACGCTTCTTGCCTGAATCCAGGGCCGCCTTGAGAATGTTCAAGCTCAAGTCATCTTGGAATACACTATCACAGTCATCAAATACCAGCACATTACACGGATCCGAACTCTTGTACAAGGTACAGTACAGGCCGATTGGAGTCATTGCACCCTTGATAATTTCATACTTGATTCTACGTCCAGCTAACTTGTCAAAAAGACCTGACTGTTCTAGTTGTTTTTCTACACCGTAACTCTTGCCTACTCCAGGAGGCCCAACCACGATCATTGCTCTAACATCGCCAGCAATGGTGGCCTTGGTCATTTGATCCAAGATATCGAAGCGTTCGCCGATACGGGCCATTACTTCGTCGTCAGTCTCCACTGGAGCGACTGTTTTAACTACTGGAACGGCTGTTGCTGTGTCTCCTCCTACAAACTCTACATCTTCGATACTGTCTACCTTGACGCGGACTACATCATGATCTGGACCAAAATAGCCATCACTGTCCACTGTTACAAAACTACCTCGGGTACCGGTTTGTAAACCTTTTACCAGGGTAAATGCTACGTCCCTTACGGGTTGGTTACGGTATGTTCCGTTTTTAATATTGACTTTACTCAATTTTCTGCTCCTGTTTAGTTACTATACTACTATTATAACAAATGGCGTATTTTGGGTCAACCACTGTATTCTACTGTTTTTTGAGTGTTGCATAAAAACAACACTCCGTAAACGCTAGGTCTACAGCACTTGATTTCATAAAGCTATTATAAGCTAAAAAGCATTTGGGGTCAACCATAAAAAAACCCCACTTAGTAGGGCTTCTGTTTGAATTTGAACTACACGATCATACCTGGATATCTTCCATCCCAGCGGCTCTAAGGCGTACCACATGCCCTAGCATAAAATTCTTGCTTTCGAATGCCTTGATGATGCCCAGGAATTTGTTGCGTAACAATGCCACTTCATTGATTAGTGTTTCAAAGTCAATTACTTCGTCTTCGCCATCCACATACTTTTCAGCGTCTCGAGCAGTCAATGCCCTGGCATATCCTTCCAGATACTTTTGGAAGTGCTTGCGACGGATCTTTCTCAACTGTATGTTGAGAAGATTCAGTACCGCTTCGATCTCTTGCAGTTGATTAAATCTGTGTTCAGTGATGCCGGGCAAGTTGGTTATGTTTTTTTCAACCAAGCCGCCCACATGACATTCTTTTTTAGCTGACAGCAATTCCTGTTCATAATAGCTTATGAAATCAGGAATCGCAGAGAGATCTGCTACTACTCGACTATACCACATCAGTACTGATCGCTGTATGGATCATCCTCATCGTCGTGTAGATCCTCGTCATCATCTTCGTCATCAGCATGATCTTTGAGATAACTGGCCAAGGCACGTTTGATGTCTGGATCAGTCTTGAAGACCGATTTAATTTCGTCTGCGGCACCATCGTTGTCAATTAACACAGCTACTAGTGTCTCAGCAGCTTCATCACGATCAACTGTGTTGATATAGCGTTTTAATTCACTCCAAATTTCTCGACTTAGTTCAATGCTCATTGTTATTCCTCCGTTGCAGTTTCTTCTGTACTTACCGTTTCTTTCTGATTTACAAAGTCTGCCATGACCTTGTCGAGACAGCCAGCTTCGTTTGATTCCCAGGCCTTGCGGAACTGTTTGATGATTTCGCCATCGCTAGTAACAAACATCAGTCTATTACCATCTTTCTTTAACAGGCCTTTTTTCTCGGCCAAGTCAGTTAGGCCTGAGTAAGGATTCATTCCTGTTTCGTATGGAATCTTGACCTGCATGCCTTCAAACGGCTTGGCATAACGTGTTTTCATTACCTTACAACCGGCACGGATACCCATGACTTCGGAGATCTTGTTGCCATCTTCGTCTTCTTTGAGTTTCATTTTCTTCATGGCAACTACAATACTTGACGCATAGATAAATCCTTGTCCGCCTGATATCTTGTCATCTGGATCAAACATGTCTTGACTGGCATAGGTATGGTTGGTGCACACTAATCCAACATTGTAACTACCAAACATGTTGACACAGTTACGCACCAGGGCTGTGAGTGCTTTAGGCTTACGACCCAGGTCACCTTTCATTTCACCTGCATCAAATTGATTTACATCTGTGGGTGTCAGCATCATGCCTAGGCTGTCGATTACCCATAACACTTTCATTCGCTCGCCATCTGGCAGGGCCTTGTAGTCGCTCATGAATGTGCTAATGGCTTTGGCCACATCATCAATCATGCTCATGTTTAGCTTGAGCAGTTTTTCTTCACTGGTGTCCACGTTCAATCGCTTGAGCCAATCTTCGTCTAGCGCATTTTCTGTATCGACCAGGATCACAAAGATGCCCTGATCCTGTGCGTTCTTGACTATGTTGCCTGAACAGATGTAACTCTTGCCCGCACCTGACTCGCCAGCAAACACAGTTACTTTGCCCAGCGGAATACCCCTGTTGAAGTCTCCGCTGATCAAATAGTTCAAGGCAAAGTTGCCTGTGCTGATCCAGTCTGTGGGATCATTAAATCCAATACTGAGACCATCGATACTTTTGGTGATGTCTCTTCTAAATTTACTTACGTCAAATGGTTTTCCCATGTTATATTCTCTCTTTCGTGTATTAATTTAAAACAAGCGTTGCTCGGTTGTTATCTCGAGAATTACGATATAAAAGTTTTCTATACTCAAATAAATTTTCTGTCAAATTTGATATATTGGCTATAGGTAATTGTTCAGCAATTAACGGAATATTATTTTTTTCTGCCCACGCAACTGATTCAGGACTGTACGCTATCGTCTGTGGTTGTTGTAAATTTATCTGGAATGAAAATTCCAAGGTTTCATAATTGTAATGGTCTTGGTATTTCAAATCATTATCAAAATATAGAAACTTGTTATAGTATTGCCTACCCACATAAGTGTATCCAAAAGAAAAATTTACTACGTTATTATTAGAAACCATTGAATCCTGAAATGGATTTGGAAACACTTCCCATTTGTTGTCGGCACTGAATTCTAAATTTGTTTTGATGAAAGAATTTTCCAACCTGTGTACTCCTATGTTTACTTCTTCATATGGATATATATATCCTAACTTTTCTAGTACAGCAGCCACTTTTACAATGCGTATGTGATCTGGATACATGTCATGTAACTGATTACCAATTCTGGCCAAATTTGAATCGTTACTAAATCTAAGACTATCAATATCAACAGTATTTGCCTGAGAAAAAACCCAATCACAATGTGTCTTATTTAAGAAATCTTGGTTCAAATAATTTTCTAAATTGTTATGTTGATCCAATGACTTGCCCGTTAAAAAATACAACACTTCATTGATCTTTGAAATAGCCCAATGCAAATGTGTAATTTTTTTATCAAGATCTCGAAACAACACTTGCCGATTTGAAAAACTGTTTTGTCCTTCTTTGTTTGATTTATCTACAAAAAACTCAAACAATTCGTGATTGTATAGAACTTCAAAAGGTATAATATCGCCGGAGTTATCGAACACCAAAGAAAATTTCATTTTTGTATAATAGTCAAGTCCAGATGCAGAGCACCTGGACTATTTTAAGTTACGCTTTTTGACGGCTACGGATCATGGCCAAGATATCTTGAGCCTTGTCTGTGGATGCTTTTGCCGCAACTGGTGCTGTGGCCACTGCTGGTTCATCGTCATCAAAGTTGCTGGTCGCAACCGGTGCTGGTTTAGCCACTGGTGCCGGAGCATCTTCATCAGTTTCCACTGCTGGAGTTGCGCCTGCTGGAGCAGATACACCTGCTGGTCTGAAGTAAGTACCCCAACGCTCGGTGTCATAACTCTGACCATCAACACTTGCTTCAAACATTTCTTTGACAATCTTGAGTTCAACGTCAGTTGGCTTCTTGGGCAAGAACGATCCAAGATCATACAAGCCGTGTTCAGCAATGGCCGCCTGTTCCACTTCAGTCAAGGCACTTTCTTTTCTGCTCCACTTACTGCTGTTGTAGTCAGCAAAGCCACCTTTGGCGCCTTTGGTAATACGGAAGTCCAGGCCACGCAACAGGTCTGTTGGCAATTCTTCTAATTCTGGATCCATCAAGGCACCTTTGATAATGGTAAAGATCTGAGGACCAATGATAAATCTACGGATTGGGTTGGCCGGTGTCTTGTCATCGTGCAAGGGATTCTCACGCACAAAGCCTTGGAAAATGTAACTGCGTTTCTTCCAATACTTACGACCCATATCTTCCAGGCTCTTGTCCTTGAACCAGGTTCTTACTTCGGTAAGTACTGGACAAGTGTCTCCCCACATTTCCACGCAAGGTACTTGTACAAAAACTTGTTTGGATTCCATCTCACCTTTGACGCCATTGAATGGCAATCGGATCATGGCCCGTTCTGCCCAAAAGAATGTGTTTTTAGTGTTGCCGTCTGGTAGGAAGCGTAGTGTGGCCGACTGACCTTCTTCCATGTTCCAGTGTGGATAAATTGATCCATCGCCGCCGGATCCACCACTGCCTGGTTTGTTTTCTGATGCTGCTAGTCTTGCTCTGATTTCTGCTAAGGATGCCATATTATGTTGCCTTTCCGAGTTGATTTAATATGATTGATTTAAGTTGCCTTAAATGGTTGCCTACAGTGTTATTATACACATCACTGATTGTGTTTGCTACAAAACTGGTTAAATTACTTTTTTTATTTGGGTTGCCTGTCGGGCGCATGTGTTATTATAGCATGCACTACTTTTTATTGCAAGAGTATTTATGACTATTTCATTCCAGAAAGTGTTTTTAGGCGATCCAAGAAACTGGTGTCTTTATCCACTTCCTTCATCTTGCCCGAGTGACCATACTGGCCAGCTAAGGGTGATTTTTCTTCCAATGCACTGAGTGCGGCCTGTGCGGCTGTGGCTCCAGCTCCCCATGCAAGTCCACCAACTGCTGAATTTTTTATGTTATCCGAATTGGTGCCTTCGTCAGTTTCGTCTTTGGTTAAAAGGTGCCCGGCTGTACCACCGATAGCAGCCCCAGGAAGTCCACCAAATGTGCCTCCAAGGCCAGCACCAACGGCTGTGCCCAATTCTCCTTCATTGGCCATAGATCCCCAGCACTCTTGGACACCGTGTACTGGACATGCTTCACCAGCTTCGGTCATGTTACAAGTGGAGTCATCGTACAAGATTGAATTGTCCATGCCACCATCCACGCTGTGTGCGGAACGGATTTCTTCTGGTGCATAGTCGCCTGCACTTTCACGCTCAAGACCGTAGTCTTCATCAGGAACACCACCAATGATACCACCGCCACGTAAATGGCTTTCTAGGTTCTGTGCTACCCATTCATATGGATCGCCATCACGTGCCTTGGCTGTGCCATACGGCATGTCACCAGTGTCCATATAGTAGTCAAACAAGGCATCATATAAATCGTCGTCTAAATCGCCACCTTGTTCAAAGTTGCGAACTTCATATTTGAAACGATCCAGGATATGATCAAGTTTTGATTTATCTTCGTCCAGCATGCGACCTTCGGTTAGGCCAGCGGCTCTGCGTAGAGATCTGACTGCATCTTCAGTCACGCCAGGTTGCCGATTGGCGTAACGTTCCATGTTGTCTACCGCATCTTCGCCGTAGTTATCTCTTACGTATTTTGTAATATCTTTCAAAATTTTACTACTACGCATCATTTGATCGACATCGGAAGTATCACCACGTGAAGCTGGAAGATGTCTGGCATATCGATCAAAAACTTTTTTAAGGCTGTGATCTGATCCTTCAGCCATGGCTTGTTCCTCGTCACCTAGATCAGCAGGCATGCTTTCTGGAGGATTCATTGTGGCATCAGCATCAATGTTCAACTGTTCAAGCACCTCACGCACATCAGGATTGTCGCTGAGTTCTTGCATGCGGTCCAGTATCACCTGACGGCAGTCAGCATTGGGATCTTGTTGGGCTAAAGATTCTAGTAAATCAAACAATTTGTCATCGCCCAACAAGTCATACAACTGCTCAGTGGCGTTGGTAGCATCAGCACCCACTGGCAATTCCTTACTCATCAAGTCCAATAATTTTTGTTGGGCTTCTGGAGAATCTGGAGTGCTCCAGGTTCCTTCTACCAGGCGTTCAGCCCAGGCTTCAAATATGTTAGCTTCTTTCATAGCGTTTCCTTGTTGTTGTATACGAGCTAACACGGGCAGTGCCTGCTCAATCCTTGCGTCTAATGTCTGTTTGACAAACATGTGTTTTAAACTTTCAATCACCACATCCTGTTCGGTCAGTTCTACCGGATTCCATGATTCAAAGTAAGTGGCATATCCACGACCGGTTCCTAGTCTTTTAAGATTTTCTTTTAGCGTTTTGCGATACACAGCGGCTTCTGATACCAACTGGGCAGTATCGCCTTCTAGTACAGTTTCTCTGGCAACACTTCGTTCAAAGCGACCCAGCACGTTGAGTTCTTCTACTATGTCAGTTATATGCTGTCCACGGATGTCGTAGGGTCTGCCACCTTGGCGCACATGCTCCAGCATGGCACGGCCACCTGTCAGTTTGTTAAATGGTAATTTGTAACGCTCACCTTCGGCTGTTTCAATAAACAGGCTTTCAATATACAAATGTCTAGCATCTGTTTCGTCCAGGTTACGTTTGTGTTTGATCATTAATCTAGCTTCTGTAGGACCAGCACTCCAGCTCATGTTTTTACGACCTTGCCAGCTTTCAAATAGGCCTTCCTTGATTGCAGCCTGGCCTTGTAGGCTGTGTCTAAGCTGATTGATGTTCAAGGGTCTAAATCCGTTGAAGTTTGTTCTTGTGGCAAAATGTCTCAGTTGCTCCATGAACGCAAACCATTCGTTTTTGTCGTCGGGATCTTCCATGGTCTTGCCCAGGTTGTCACCAAAGTACAGTTCTAGTTCGTGTTGAGGAGTTAGCAATATAACTGCGGTGCCATAATGTTTGCCGCGGCTGCTACTCCAGTCAAACACAAACATATCAGCCTGGCTGACATCTTGCGCACCGGTTTGTGGGTTGGTGGGTACTTTTCCAGTGCGACTATCTAGGGCCTGGAAGTTTTCGTAATCTCTGGTTGCTAGTAGATCGTAGAGTTTCTTTTCTGTGGTTTCTTTTGCCATGGTGTTGTATTTAGCGCATGGTTGCTATGAACGGCATAGGAGGTATGTAGGTATCAGCAAAATCTCGCAACTGTTTGTCCATTTCTGGGTGATAGCCCTGTAACTGTTGCATCATTCTTACTGCCAGGATTGTACTCATGACCAAATCATCTGATTCGCCCACTTTGGCTGCATATCCCAGTCCACTTGCTACAAAGGTTTTGAGCTCGCTGATCAAAGATCTACTGCGTACTTTCATTTTGCCCGTTTCAATCAGAGTTTTTAACTTGCTACAGGCAGTGAGTTTGCTCTTGTTTGTGGTGTTAAACCCTTTCCGGTAACTGTTATTGCTTCGGTCGGACAAAAAGTATCCTTTGATATTTTCTTCGCCATACTGATTTATACTGATCAAGGCCGCTTCACCAATGGTATTGTTTTCCACGCTGTAGTATATGCTTTCTGGATTTTGTACAGTTTCGTTTAGGTGATTACATATAGACGCCAACAACCGGATCTGTTCGGGTATAGGTGTGCGATTGTGTTTCCATTCAGCAATCTGTTCGGTGGTGTTGGCTTCAAATACCTGTATGGCTGCATTGTCTCCGCCGGTGCCCAGACTGGGATCTAGAGCAACTGTGTAGATTCTATCTTTCTTGGGTGTTTGATACCAGCGTACCTGTCCCATCATGTGAGTGGGTTCTGAGCCAGTCATTTCAACCAGTTTGGCTGGTGCAATCAAGGTCTCATCAAAGATTAAAAATTCACAGCCCATTTCACGTCTGAATCGATCGTCGCCCAGTTGTGCCCGTTGTTCCGAGGCCCAGGTCTCATCACGATCAGGATGTTCATTCCAGTAACTGCGATATGCTCGGAATCCATTCACGCCCATTTCTGTAGGATTACCATAGCTATCTTCACACTTGTTAGCACCCTTCCAAAGCAGGGCAAATTGATCTTCATCACTGTTTGGTGTACTTGTAATAATTGCCTTACCACCAGTTGCCAAGGTAGGGCTTATGGATGTCCAAAATTCTTTAGCTATAGTGGGTCGCACAAACGCAAACTCGTCACAGTACAAGAGTGATATACTCATACCCCGGCCAGTGTTTTCAGTTGTGGTAGTTGATACTATTCTTGATCCGTTTTCAAAGTCTAGGTTACCTTTGTTGTAGCTGGTCACTCCAGCTCTAATATGATCTGGGCACAGTTCATAAGCATAACGGATACGTTGCATGATCTCCTGTGAGCCAGTGTACTTGTGTGCGGCGATCAGGATGGTTGAATCTGGGTGAAACATGGCCATCCATAACAGGTACCCAGCAGCACTGGTACTTTTACCAGTTTGCCTGGGCATCATGCTGATGCTGAATCTGTAGTTGTGATAGGTGTGGATCAGGCGTTTTTGATATTCAAACGGATGATACAACATTTTTCCTCGAGTAGGATGTTGTATATGAAAGAAGTTATCCATGAAATACTCTGGACCAGTCTCAGGATCAGCACAGGCGATAAACTCGGCCAATTGCTGTTCCGTGAATACTGTGCGACGGTATGGTGCTTTGACCAGTACACTTTCAGTGTTATTTGGTGTAGGCATTTACAAATTTTTCTGCAAGTATTTTATGAATCCTGGGACCACCGTGTAAAAAATCTCTAGCATAGCCAATTTCTTCGCGACTCCAACACATGTGTTCGACAGCATCTAATATGGTACATGGTATATCAAATTCTGCACACAATTGATATATAGCTCGAATATTCTTACGCTGGTTTACCATGGCATTTTCATCATTTAAAAACCAATGTTTGAGATAATGATCATTGGGATTGTACAGTTGACTTTTATTTTGTGGCATAAAAATTTCAAATAGAGACTGGTGAGGCATTACCAATGGATCCCCAGCATCCAAAAGCACTTCTACTCTATGACTGGGTGGTACCAGCATGCATACATATTTGGGTCGGAGTTCAGGAATCCAATACTCAGCCAGGCGATAACAAGAATCTGCACTGTATCCTCCCCATGCCAGGTTGGCACATTTAAGTCCCATAGCTGTGGCTGTCTGTTGAGGCCAGGTCACTGAATTGGGTAGACCAATCCCTATGGTGTAACTACATCCTAGAGCAACCATATATGGGCCGCCATCAAATTCATCAGCACGGAATCCGTGACTATTAAATCGATAAGTGATTGCGCCAGGCTGATCCCACCCTTGTTCTGAAAAATAGGCACGATGCTCTGGATCCTGTATTAGTTTTTCATAGTTTTCTTTAGTATCAGTGGGTAGCCACTCTAGCGTTTGATTGACGTGATGTTTTCCACTATGTTCTGGAATGTCCAGCTGAGTTGCTTTTAAACTTGCTTGACTAGGGTTGGCCATTTCAATTGCAAAGCCCGATGATTCAGTAGTATTGTTTGTCATATTTGATTTTCCAGTTCTGGCCATAGTTGTGCAAATGTATGCGCTGTTTTTAGTTCTCGTTCCTTTGTTTCATGAAACTGTGGAGGGTTAAACTCTGGAAATTTATAAAGATAACTATTGTCTACCAGGGTCATACGGTAACGTTTCAAGGTGTCTATGGCCAGATTCTTATGATCACTGTATTTTTCCACCACTCGATCAATTTCCGCAATGGCTTGTTGTCGTATTGACTCTGAATAGCGTCTTACATCCAGATGTTGTGGATGTATCAGTTCGCACCAGAATAAATCAAGTTGGTACGCAATACAAAATTCATAATACTCAACCAAATCCATAGCACAATATATGCTATATGCAGGATGTGCCACTACACGTTGCCCATGCTGTTTCATGATTTTAATATTGTCAACAAAAGTTTCCCACGTGGCACCATGTCGGACATATTCAAATTTATCTTTGTTGACATTGTCAAAACTGATTTGCCACTGTACTCCTGGCCAGGTGCGTAGTTCATTGTATATGGGGTTGTTGGTAATGTCAATGCTGAGATTAGTCGTAACCAACACTTGCACCTGCTCGGGCACAAGATATTGCAAAAAATCCACGAGACCTTTTTGCAAAAGCGGTTCACCACCACCCAATGCCAGCCCTTTTACAGTGTGTCCTTGTGTTTGAATCAATTCAATTAAATCTGGATGTTCGTTTTTGACATGGTTAATAGGAATACCCTTGATGCTTTGCCAGGCTGTACTGGTATCGGGATTGCAATAGGTACAGGCAAGATTGCACAAATTGCTCCAGTTGACCACAATGTGTTGTAGTTCAAAATAATCAACTGGATCATGCTCGATAGCTTTCAAAGTTTGCTCGCTTGCAGATCGAACTGTACGCCCACTGACGCCTGTGGTTTCTTCAAGTTCTTTGCACCAGCTACATCCTGGGTACCATTCTCCACGAGCCATGTGTTCGCGCATGCTTGTTAATGCAGGTCCATGGATAACTTCTTGAATAGACGTCTCTTTGATATTGCCTACCACACTACGGCAGTGAAAGCAAGGACTTACTCGACCAGTTTGATCAATATTTAAACTGGTCCAGGGTGCAGAACAAAATGTAGGGCTCTTTAAGATTGTCATAGCGTTGCCAGTTCAGGCCACAATCGGGCAAACTGTCCTTGTGTGGCAGGGTGATATTGGGTTTCAATCCGTTGAATATGTTGTGCAAACTGGTGTTCAATGCCGTTTCTGGCTTGGGTCACAGCATGATAATTGGTCAAGGCCTGATCAAAGAATGATTTTTCTGCGGGTGTTGCAATGTTCATGGCATAAAAACGTTCAATCTCGGCAATGGCCTCTAGCGCAACTCTGGGTCCATGCAAAAACGGATCAAGATATTCGGGTTGAAACAAGTTTTGCCATAGCACAGTGGTTCCGGTTTGTTCAGCAAACTCACGCAACTCACAAATGCGTGTGGCATTGTAAATATTGTATACTGCATGTATGCCGCCCCATTGGCCTTGCGACTTCATAAGTCCTTTGATAGTGGACAAGTTTTGCTGTATTTGATCCCATTTGGCTCCGTGTCTGACATATTCCAGTCGATCACCTGTGTTGTCAAAACTCATACTCCAGCCTACCCGGGATCTATTGCATAGCTTTTTAAAAATTTTATTGTTTTCTAAATCAACACTGAGATTAGTAATCAGTGTAACTATGGCATCCTGGGGTATGACATCTAGCAGACGTTCGTTTTCTGGCAACAACAAAGGTTCGCCACCAACCAAGGCCACTTCATGTATGTGTTCGTAATGTTCAGCAATAAAATCACATACTGCATCGTAATAAGGTCTTGCTCCGGACTTGAATGGAATACCTTTGATTGCGGCCCATTTGCTACTGCATGCTTCGCCACAGTAGTTACAACTCAGATTACAAGTGGTGTTCCAGCGTACATCTACAATCACAGGATAGTGGTATTGATCTCCGGCTGTGGCATAGTCAAAGCCAGGATTCACATTGTTGTGCCATTGCCGTTCGCTGTCAGCACCAAATCTTTCTGCTCTCACACAATTAGAACAGTAGTCATGCGGTTTGCCCTGTGCCAGACTGGTGCGGATTTTGGCCATAAGCGAACTATTAAGTATCTGTTCAATGGTTTGTGTATTGAGATTGCCCAGCATGTTGGGATTGCCAGCACAGCAGGTTTTTACATCACCGCGCGGGTTGATATGCAAGCCCCGCCAGGGGGCTGCGCAATAGAAGTTGGTCATACTGTAATTATGCCTCGGTGCTTACTGCGGATAATAATTTTTTCTTATGAGCTTCTGATATTTTTTTCTTATGCTCTTCTGAAAATGGCTTTCTGCGATTTCCTTGTTTCGATTCAGATATTTTTCGTTTATGTTCTTCAGAATGAGGTCTTCCTTTTCCTACCTTGGATAATTTTTGTCGGGTTTCCTCAGACATAGGGTTTCGTCTTTTTCCAGACTCTGACATTTTTCTTTTAGTTTCTTCAGATGGGGATTTTCCTTTGTTATGAGTGGACCTTCCTTTCATAGACTCAGACATTTTTCGTTTATGCTCTTCAGAAAAAGGTGGCATATATTTTCCTGTATTAGCTTTGGATATTTTTTGCCTAGTTTTGTCTGAAACAGGTCTTCCTTTCAAGGAACCACCTTTACCTCCAAGTTTTAGATTATATGTGTCTTTTCTTTGAACGAACTCTAAAATTACTATTGCGGCTTCGGCAACTAATGCTTCTTCTCTACTCTCGTAAAGTGAAATGATAGTTTTTTCAAAGTTCTGTATTCCATATTTTAAGATAGCAGCTTTAATAGCATTGCCTGATCCCATATAGCTGGTATCGTCGGTTGGAATAACTTTCGATTGCCTTACGCCAACATAGATATGGCCATTGATCTTGTTTGTGATTTGATAAGTGTAGTGGTAAATATCCACGCTGATTGCTCCTTATAAGCGTTAGAGTAGTTGGGAATTCCACTTCCGCGAACTACACCCTTATTTAGTCTAATTACACCAGCTTTGCTTTGCTTCGCCGTAATATTCACGTGCAAAACCGTTGGCAATAAGCATTTGACGTAGGCTCTGTCCGTTTAACAGCACATCTCCTAGCACACGACCGCCATATTTGTCCCAGTCAATCAGCACAATCTGCCGTTGAGTTGCCTGAGCAATGGCTTGTTTTGTAAATGCCGATGCCGCTTCTCCTCGTTGCTTTTCACTTTCACACTGGGCGCGGAATCCTTTTTCAGGAGTGTCTACGCCAAAAACTCTAATGCTGAGTTCTTTTTTGAGTGGTGCTGGTAGAAAGGAGGCTTGAAAAGCCACGGTGTCACCGTCGATTACTCGAGTAATAACTGCATCGTATGTTACTCCAGGACGTTGTCGGGGTTGTGCTGTGACTAGAGCAGGAACAATCAGTAAAAGTAGGAGTAGTTTTTTCATCCAATATTTACCTTGGATAGCCTTTGAATGCTGTAACAGGACTGGTTGTGTCAATGCCAGGAGGTTCATGACTGTGGGCATCGCCTATCAATTGTTTTCCGCCTGGAGTCTGAGTCATTTGTAATGCTTGATCTATGATGGGATCTACATTACTGTCTATACCGGCTACTACAGCATGATTGCCAAAGACTTCTTCTTGATTCCAAGACAACATATAAGGATTTATATTGTCCTTGATTGCATTGCTCCTGGCACGGGCCATGGCCATGCCAAATCTATAAGTTTGATATGGTGCATCAGAACTCAAGCCAGGAAGTAGAAAAGTTTGACGCATTGGGTCCGCTTGCTCGGGCGGCAACCGTTGTTCTTCAGTGATAAACTCTCGTGCTCTCATCTAGGGTAACCTTTGAATGCCTGTACAGGACTGGCAATGTGAACTGATGGATGTTCTTGGCTGCTTGTGTCGCCACGATTTAGATCTTTATGCTTGGATCCAATTGCTTTAAATGCCTGATGCATCATTCGATCTTCTAGCTCAGTATAAGGAGCCGCTATATCATTACGACCGGCCCATGATTCGCTGTCAATATCTATAGGATCACCTGACCCGTCAGCCATGGCTACTGCCATCATCACGCGGTTCAATTCGTATACACGATCCTTGTATTCGTTGTCAATAAAGGTGTGCAAACCAACTGTAGCATTTTGCAAACGCCGGGTGATTTTTCCTTTTTTGTGCTCAACAACAAACTCTTGGGCTCTCACTGGATTATCCTGCCGCAGTGGCTGAACTTGCTGTGCCCAATTCTCTTGTGGTTGTTGTGTTACCTGTGCTGGTCACTGTGAGATAATTTCCAGCACCAACATAGATCTGTTGTCTTGAACTTGCAGCCACTTGTGGAGCCGCACTGTAGATATTGCCCGGAGCAGGAAAGTTCACAGTAAACTGTGAGAAGCTGGCGGCATTACCGTTATTGGCTGTGGCATTGGCGCTGAGTGTGAAACTGGTAGTGACTGAATCACTATTTTTGGTCTGACTTGATATGGTCGTATTGGCCGCTATGCCTGTGCCGGTTATGGCACATCCAATAATGTTGGCTCCTGTATAGGTAGTGGTCAATGCGGCATTGCCGTTTACAACAAATCCGCCCAGAGTCACAGGCTGAGCTACGTTGACTTCAAAGATGTTGTAGGAGGCTACTGTATTTCCAGTGACAATTTCTGCTTTGTCTGTGTACCAGACTGCGTTGGCTATATTTCCTATTGAGACATTTGCTTCACTCATTTTATTTTCCTTTTAATTACCAAGCTCGGCACGACCAATATCGAGCCTTTGTTCTAGGGCCCGGGTTTGCACAGTTGTGTCTGGCTCTGAAACTTTTCCTACGTGCAGGACTGGTTTTCTTGATACGCATGTTGGGATCACCAAAGTTTACTTTTTTGATGTTGCCTGTTGACGGATCTCGCACATACACCTTGGATTTTTTTACATCTCCCTTCATGGGTTTTCCTAACGGAACTTCGCGACCTTGGTATTTGGCTTCGTCCATGTCGTCATCCTGAGTTTCCAGGATCACTGTGTCTTCTGATTCCTGCTCACTAAGCAAGTTCCAGGACTCTAACACACTTACTATATCTACTGTGGCATCAAGTAGGATACTGTCATCTGCCAGCTCAAGGATATAAGATTCAATCAAGGTGCCATCAGACAATTCAATGCCAAAGTTATCACCTTCGGCAGGAGTCTGCATCCAGTTTTCACTTTCTGTGATGTAGTCTTTAAGAGTTTTCATTAGCCTTTGTACGTTTTCCAAGTGTTAAACAAACTGCGCTCAAGTTCCACATTTTCTTCCATGGTACTTGTTCTACGCATTTGACCGGCAATGACCGGAATGGTGGTCTGACCAGTTGACTTGGCACCATTTAGACCGCCGCTGAATCTGCGTAGGTATGGATCGTCACCGTCGATGGTTTCAGTATCAGTTGGGTAGTCTGGACTATTCATGGTAGCAGTTGTATCACCGTAGGCTTCGTCCATGGTTTGGCAACCGCATGGTGCCTGACCACATGAGCTACATCCACCAGATTGGCCGCCTAGGCCAGCCAACTTTAAAATCTCTGCCAATTTCTCAGCATCTTCTCCATCAGCACTGACATTTATGGTCTTGGTAGGATTGCCGTCATCTTGATTGTTCATGGTCACAGTCACATTCATGGCTTCAGCAAGCACTGTATTCAATTTCTTTTGATAGCTTTCTGCAATGGCACCTTCATAAACACCTTTGCCAAACTGCATACTGCCTGATGATTTTTTAGTTTCTGGAGCTGTTGCCACACTACCACTTGTGGTTGTTTCAGCGACTTTTTTCTCTTTCTTGTCGGCAACTGCTTTTTTCATTGGCTCTTTTTTGTCGCCGTCGCCGTCAATATCCAAGAAATCTGGTTTGCGACCTTTGGCAGATTTTTGCACTGGCCGCGCCGATCGTTCAGCCATTGTTTCTCGATCAGCCTTGGTTGCTATCATGTAATCACGTGCTGTGTCAATATAGTCCATGGCCTTGGTGATTTTGCTTTGTACCCATTCTGGTAAATTTTCATTGTCGCTGAGAATACTGGCCAGTTCTCTTGCAGCCAATTTAATAGTGTGTAACTGTTCCTTGGCCATGTCGCCTTCTTGATCGTACTCGCCACGGTCAGCAATAGAGATGTCATTTTCTTTTACTGGACGACCACCTTTGTACTTGTAGCTCTTGGCTGTCACACGCTCAGGACCCTTGGCAGGACCTTTTGGACGACCTTTGGCTTTTGGTTCATCTGATTTGACTTCTTCCTCGTCATCCTTGTGTCGACGAGTGTAAACAGTGCCAGTGCTGATTTTTTTCTTGTCAAAATTGCCGGTTCCTTCTTTTTCTTTTTTTGCCTGAGCCTGATAATCAGGATCAAATGCTGTGCCTTTGCTCCGTGGCTCCTGAGTCTTTTCCTCATCCATGGGTTCGTCTTTGCCTTGCACAAATGCTTTCAATCCTTTGCCAACATTCTTCAATGGAGTTTCTTTGCTGGGTCTTTTTAGATCTTGCTTGCCGGCCATGGCATCTTGATTCTTTCTTGGAGCAACTGCATTTTTCATTGCTGTGGCTGCTACGTCGCCCAACATCTCATCAACTTCTTTTTTAGCGCCAGCAATCTTGTCAGCAAAAGTGATTTTATCTGCGGGAGGTGCCAGTTTGGCAAATGATTTTTGTTTAGGGCTCATTGGCTTGTCAGCTTCGCGCACTGTTTCCATATCACCGTCACCATCAAGATCGGCTTTCTTGACTCCTGCAGCCTTGGCCTTGAGCACATTATGAGCAAACCGGTTGCCTTCTTCTACATCGTCTTCGTCCATCTTGTTGTATTTGTTTCTGATGCTGGACATTTTGTCTTTGCTGGCACCATCTCGTCCGGCCTTACGCAGTGCTTCCATGCCATCACGGCCATACTTTTTATCGCCAATGTAGGCTTGCAATGCACTTTCGTCCATGTCGGTTTCTTCCAACTGTCCAGCTTTTTTCATCTTCTGGAATTGAGCACCAGCAACACGTTCACCTGCGGCTTTGCTTCCGTATTTGTCTCCAGCTTTCTTGGCCAAGGCCTTGAATCCAGTTGTGGCATTATTGTGTTTGCCCATGTCACGTTCAGTAACAGCACTTTCAGCCAGGTCCTGGCGTTTGGCCAAATCTGACATCTTTTTGTTTAGGTTGTAGAAAAAATTATCCATTGTTTATCCTCTTGGTTTGTTGCCAGTTGCTGGCCTAGGTGGTAACTTGATCTTGCTCATTGGACTTTTGTTTCCCATTGGCAAATCGTTTGTGGTTTGTGCAGGTGGTGTCTTGCCACCAGCCACAGTAAAGTCACTGCGGTAAGCATTTTTAAGCACAGCATGATTGTTGTATTCAGCACTGTAGTCTTTGTACAAGGCTTTTTGTTCTCGGTTTGGTGCAGGAAAATCTGTATCAGTCAAGAGATTTTTATTTTGAGCTTCTACTTCTGCACGCTCTTGATCCATGCTATTTTCATATGGAGTTGTAAGCATTCTGATTCGGTTAGGATCAAACATCAACAACTGTGCGATCTGTTGGATCTGTGGCTCAATAGCTGGATAACGGAACTCCACATCCACATGTGTCACACGCTCGTTATCAAAAGCTGGAAAGTCTGCAGGCTTGGCCTGCACTGGTGTGGTCTTGGGTGCTGAGATCTTGACGATATCAAACTGTTTGAGTTTCTCTTCCATATCTTTTAAGAAATTTGGAGGAGTGTCGCCCACGATCTTGATACGATAATTGTAGGTTCTTTCTGATTCAGCGAGGTATTCTTGAAATTTTTTCATACTTTTTTCCCTATATGATATTTATGAACTTTTGTCTTTTTGATCTCTTGAGCCTATTAGGCGTTCCAATAAATCGTTGCGGCTTAGTATTTGCCCTTCGGCTGTGGGCAACAGTTCAGTGTTAGGTGCCTGTTGATCCAGTCGGGCTTTTTTCAACTGTAGATCAATCATCTTTAGTTTTTTGTTCAGTTTGGTAGTTTTGGCAACAAGAGCATGTCCCAGCATGGTGCCAGCTACTGCAAACAGTTCAGCGGCAAAACGTGAGTCTACATTCATGCCAAGATCACTAAGGTCTTGATAGCTTTGTTTGGCCAGATCAGCCAGTTCATCCAGTTCACGATCACTGGCATCAAGATCACGCACAGCCGGCAGGGCCAGGTCAATCTTGTCTATGTTGGTATCAATTGCCACAATAGCGGCACGGGTCTGTTCTACTGTGAGAACTGGAGTATCAGATTCTTCGGCTGTTTCAAGTCGGTCAAATTCAAACAGCTCTTCTAATTTCTTTGTCATACCCTATTTACCGCGTTTTTTGTTACCTTGGTGAAATATATCATCCTCTGTCACTACGCGAAAACGTAGACCTTGTGCCTTGGCCCATTTGGTCGCGGCATCCCATTTGCAGTAGTTAACAGCCACAATGGCTCTATCACGGTCGTTCATTTTGCTTTCAAGCAGGCTTTGTTTCTTGGGTTTGATTTCTATCAGTTCAGCCACAGTGGTATTGTTTGGACCGCGATATGTGACCAGGAAGTCTGGCACATAGTTGGTCATCTTGCCGGTTAGGGGATGTCTGTAAGGAATTCTAATGCTTTCGCTGGCCCATTGTAGCACGTTGTCGTTGCTGTCCAGGAACATCATGAACGTCATTTCCCATCC